TACTCATAATAATACTATTACTTCGTTTCTTGCTGGTTCATTAACTGATAGACGTTTTTTAATTAGAGAGCCTGGTGTAAGAAATGAAGAAATATTAGAGCAACATTATGTTAATGATGAGCCTACTGTATTAATATCTCCTTCTATGTCTCATGGAGTAGATTTAAGAGATGATCTAGCTAGATTTCAAATTATTGTAAAGGCGCCTTATTTGCCTACTAAAGATAAACGCATAGAAAAATTAATGAAAGGTGATTTTAATTGGTATATGAATAAAATGCTTTGTTCATTAATTCAGTCATGTGGAAGAGGGGTAAGATCTCATAAAGATCATTGTATAACTTATATTTTAGATGGTTCGATTGCAGAAAGTGTGGTTAATAATAGACATAAGTTACCTAAATATTTTATTGATAGGTTTCTGTAATAAATATATATAAGATATGAAGAATAGAGCATTTCATTTTGAAATAAAAAATTTATTAACTCAGTTTGTAGCTGCGTTTGACGATACGGTTATCAGTCGATTTGATAAAAACAGAAATGCAAAATCAAATATTGATGTAAGATATGTATTTGCCCCTAAGCAGAGGGTAATGTATGATATAGTAAACAAAGCACAAAATATAACGCTTCCTGTAGTTGCTATTAACCTTAATAGTATTTCTAGAGACGAGTCAAGAGTCTTTAATAAGTTAAATGCAGCTTTGATACCAGCAACAGAAAGTGAATATTCTAAAAGCTCTTCTAAATTTTTAATGCCTGTACCAGTAAATTTAGAAGTAAGTATGTCCATACTTGCTAGATATATGCAAGATGTTGATCAAATAATCTCTAATTTTGTACCTTACAATAACCCTTATATTATTTTAACTTGGAAGGTGCCTGAAGAATATGGTGCTAGTTATGATCAAGAAATACGAAGTGAAGTATTATGGAGTGGTAGTTTAAATTATTCTACACCTACTGATACTACATTTTCGGAAAAATTTAGAATTACTGTTGATACATCTTTTACTATAAAGGGGTGGTTATTCCCGGAAGAAAAAGATAACGTTGGCAACATCTATAAGATTGATAATAACTTTATTGCTGTAGATTTACAAAATAGAATCTTCTCTCCACTTGATCAGCAAATATCAAATAAAACATATACAGAGCAAGGTTATGGTGCTCTATCAGGTTACGATAGTACAGTACCTACTAATTATTCAGAAACTATTACAGTTTCAGGTATACCAGAATTTACAAATATATTTTATACTACCTCCGGTGTTTTTGAGCAATTGAGAAGTACGACTAATGTTATAAGTTCACAAACTAACAACTTTTTATTATATGGTAAAGCTTTAGATTATAGTAACTCATTATATATTAGTGCTAATAAACTCGACTTTTTTACTGATTATCAACAAATAACTTCTGCTAAATTAGATACAATTAGTGCTTACAAATTAGATGATAGTTTATATAATATTGCTACAGATAATTTAGTTAGTATTTCTTTACCTACATCCACATTAAGTGGTTCAGGTAAATTTACTTTTGTTACTGCTAATGAAGCAGGTTGGGCTTCTTCTTATCAAGCTGCTAGCTCTATCCTTAACTTAGAATAAATATATACAATGGCGGATTCATCAACAACTAACTCTCAAAATCGTTCCTACGTAACGAACGATGGACGAGCATCAACTTTTGGAAGAAACCTAGTCCAATATATTCAAAATAGATTGCCTTACTCTAATATAGAACCAGAAGGCGATCAGCTTAATCCTAAGTATAATATATTTAAAAAGACTGGAATGAAGAGAGCAGAGGCATTAGCGAAAGCTTCAGTTTCTTCTTCTAATCCATACAATAATATACCTATTGGAGATTTTGCGAAAGATTCTTCTTTTGGTGATGTAATGTATGCTAACATTCAAGAAGATAAGGGTGGTAGATTAAGAGACTATAGAATTATAGCTGCTTATTCTGAGGTTGCTGATGCTCTAGATGAAATTTGCGATGAAACTATTAATCCAGATGAAAGCGGATATACTGCGAAGTTACATTTAAAAGAAATAGACTTAACAGTAGAAGAAAAATCTGAACTTGATAAGCAATTTCATAGATATATAGAATATTATGACCTTAAAAATAGAGGCTGGCAATATTTTAGACAGCTTTTAGTTGAAGGTGAATTATTCTTTGAGCAAATTATTCATGAAGGATTTGTAGAAGATGGTATTTTAGGGGTAATTAACTTACCTGCTGAAATTATAGACCCTGTATATAATAATATACAGAATATGCTCATTAAGGGATATATTTATAGAAAGCCAATTTACAGTCCTGAAAATCCTAAAAAGATAGAAAAGATTGAATTTATTCCAATGGATCAAAACCAGATTACTTATATTAATTCTGGTGTATATAACGAAACTAAAGACTTTTGCATACCCTTTTTAGAAAATGCTAGACGCCCTTATAGGCAGTTATCCTTAATTGAAGACGCTATAGTAATTTACAGATTGGTAAGAGCTCCAGAAAGACTAGTCTTTAATGTAGATGTAGGTAATATGGCTCCACCTAAAGCTGAAGCTTACTTAAAGAAACTTATTCAAAATTATTGGTCTAAGAAAACTTTCGATCTCGATCAAGATAATGTTGTTAAGAAATTTAACCCTCAATCTATGCTTGATGCATTCTGGTTTGCTAAGAGACAGGGTTCAGAAGGCACTTCTGTAAGTCAGTTAGCTGGAGGTCAAAATTTAGGCGAGCTTTCAGATCTAATGTACTTTATTAAGAAGCTATACAGGGCTCTTAAAGTACCTTCAACTAGACTAGATCCTAATGATCAAGCTTCTGCAGATGGTTCTACTATATTAAGAGAAGAGCTTAAGTTTGCTAGATTTGTAATGAGACAGCAGCAGAGATTCGCTGCAGGATTGAAGAAAGGATTTATTACTCATTTAACATTAATGGGTATATTTAAAAAATTAGATCTTACTGAACAAAATGTTGAGATTGAGTTTAACGTACCTACTAATTTTTATGAGTTAAGAGAAAATCAGAGACTTGAATTAAAAGCAGGTAACTTTAATAACTTAGCTTCTTCAGAATTTGTTTCTGCTACTTACGCTCAAAAGAAATATCTTGGATGGAAAGATAAAGATATTCTTGCTAATAGAGAATTTCTTAGAAAAGATGCTGAATTGCAGTGGGAGTTATCTCAAATTCAAGCAGCAGGTCCTAGTTGGAAAGAACAGGCAGTTGTAGGAGAATTAGCTGGTGGTGAAGCTGCTGTAGGCGGTGAAGGCGGTGGTGTAGCTGGAGGCGGTGACGCAGGTGGTATACCTGAGTTTGGAGGAGGACCCGCTGATACGGGAGCTGATGTTCCAGTAGATACGGAAGCGGCTCCTGAAGCTGATGAACCTACAGCTGAAGTTTAATTATCTAATAGGATTAGAGCTAAAGAACTGAGTTCTATAATATATTGTACCGTTTCCTGATCCTTTAGCTGATACTTGATTAACATTAGTTAAACCTCTTAAAGTAATACTATCATTATCTTCGAGTAAAAATCCTCTGCTTACATTTATAGCTTCGTTATTACCCCAGGCATCAGCTCTATCAAATAATTCGACATCGCCTCCTGATTTATTTACTATAAACACTTCTGAGCATAGCTGTCCTAAATAAGGAGCTGCTGAATCAATACCTGATAAACGAACCATACTTGTACTTACCCGTATATTAAAAGATCTGCACTCGTTAGCATTAAAATATTGACTTCCTGAGTTAGTTGTTGGAACTTCTGGCATATTATTATTTATGCTTGAATAAATAATTTTATGGCACTTGCATGTACTATTCAGCCTCTTTCTGCTTTTTTATCAACAAATCTTAACTCAAAAGTTGAAACGTATGATAGATTAGGGGATAGAATAAAAAGATCTCTTGGATATCCTCTTGTTAGTTTAGAAATACATACCGACCAACTTAGAGAAAATATACAAATTGCAGTAGAGTATTTTACTAAGTATGCAGGATTTACTAGAGAATTTTTAATCTTCGATTCTAATATGTATGAGAAGAATAAAGGTATTAGATTAGATTTACTTTATACTTTAGCTAATACTAATTTAGATAATAATGCTAAGAAAGTTGCTGGTACTAATCCATTAGGTCCAGGACCAGAGTTTATTGGTTCTTCTCCAGAATCAGTATATGTTAGTACATCTTCTATTCTTTCAGGTAATTTTTTAGAAACTAAATACCCTGTTTATACTGGTGAAACAACTGTATTATCAGGATCATTATCTGGTACTTTCACTACTAACGGTGGCGGACAGAATGGTATTCAAAAATTTGAAATTGTAGATGGTACTATATTTTCTGCTATTACTTCTCTTTCTTCTGTAGGTGGTTCTGCTATAGGAAAAACTCTATCAGGTGCATTTGAAAAAACACCTCGTCAAACTATTACACAACAAGGATCAGCTTCTGATGCTGTAATATACCAAAACGTATTTGACTATGATATAATGGATTATAGAAAAGTTGTTGATGTAGTCGATTTTGAAGAAGGTTCTACGACAGGCATTAATACATTATTTACATTAGAACAAACCTTAGCGCAGCAAACTTACTTTAGCTACGCTATGGGTAATTATGGATTTGATTTAATTTCATGGTATACACTTAAAGAGTTTTTAGATACAAGGGAGAAAATGTTAGCTATAAAAAGAGATGTATCATTTAATCCGAGAACTCAATACATGACTATGTATCCTCAACCAGGCAATGATAGATTTTATGGGGTCGTATCGTGCTATATTGAAAAACCAATAAGAAGTATTATAATGGAGCAATGGATTTACGAATATGCATTAGCTTTATCAATGATTACAATAGGAAGAGTTAGAGGTAAGTTTGGATCTGTAAGTTTACTTGGAGGCGGTGCTCTTAACTACGATCTACTACAAGAGGGTCAGCAGAAAAAAGCTGAGCTTGAGCAAAAACTTATGGATGGTGCATCACCAGGATTAGGTGATACTGATCCAACAATGTTCTTTGTAGGTTAATGAAAAAGTGGAGACAAGGTATATTTGTACCGAAAAATCCTAATAAATTTATAGGTAGTAAAGCTATATATCGTTCAGGATTGGAACTAAAGTTCTTTAGATTCTGTGATGATAATAAAAATGTAGTTAAGTGGGGTAGCGAAAATGTAATAGTTCCATATTATAGTCCATTAGATAATAAAGGACATAGATACTATGTAGATAATTATATTGAAATATTAGAAGGAAAGAAATTAACTAAATATCTGGTTGAAATAAAGCATTCTAGAGAAACTAAACCCCCTAAAACCAAATATAGAAATCGTAAACACTTACTTTATGAGCAAAAAACATTTGTAACTAATCAAGCTAAATGGAAAGCAGCTCGTGAATATAGTAAAAAAAGAGGGTATAAATTTATTATTTTGACAGAAAAAGAGCTTATTTTAAAAAGATGAATAAATAATATTATGGCGTTGAAACTTAACTTAGTTGTAGAAAAACCTGATGTAAGCGACGAGTTCGAATACATTGAGGAACAAGCAGATAGAAATGCTGAGTCAAGTCTTTTTATTAAAGGACCTTATATGATGGCTGAAGGTGTGAATCGCAACAATAGATTGTATCCTTTAGATGAGTTGCAGAGAGAGGCAGAACGATACATTGAAGAAATGGTTAAGCCAGGTAGAGCAATGGGTGAGCTTAATCACCCTACTACAGCAGATGTAGATCTAGAAAGAGCGTGTCATATGGTTACAGAGCTCACTCAAGACGGTAATGTATTTTATGGAAAATCAAAAGTACTTTCAACACCATGCGGTCAAGTAGTTAGAGCTCTTATTAATGATGGAGTAAAAGTAGGTATGTCTTCTAGAGCATTAGGTACTTTAGAAGAAGGTTCTGATCATAGTACTGTTAAAAATTTAAAATTAGTAGCTATTGATTGTGTAGCTGATCCATCATATCCAAGTGCTTTTGTAGATGGTATACTTGAATCCAAGCAATGGGTAGTAACTGGTGACAATAGATTTGAAGAAGTTTATGAGAATTTCGAGAAATCCATACAAAGACTACCAAAAAAAGAGATAGATTCATTTTTACGCACAAGAATTCTTAGCTTTATTAAATCTTTATAATAAATAATAATATGGCTAATGTTAAGAATAAAATTACTAAGTTTATCCAGGAGATTTCTAGTAAAAATTATGCTCAAGCACATAAATATTTAAAGAGCGTAATTGAGGACAAATTAGAAAAGAAAATCAATAAAGCTACAGACAAACCACTCTTTTAAATATGAAAAACGATAAATCATTACCCGAGCAGGCAGAAGAAGTACTTACTGAAGATTCAGTTAAGGAGATTGAAACTGCTATTGAAGAAAAAATTCAATTATCAGTAGAAGCAGCACTGACAAATCAAGACGAGCTATATGCTGAGAAGCTTGAAGAGTTAGTAAGTGCAATTGATAAAGATCATACTGATAAATTAAATAGAGTGGTTGAAGCAGTAGATCATAATAATGCTAATAAGCTAGTTCAAGTAGTTAAAAAGTATGAAAAAGAGCTCAATGGAAGTGCTGATCAATTTAAAACAACTTTAGTTGAGAGTATTTCAGATTACCTTGATGAGTATTTAGAAGAGTCAGTACCTACAGAAGCTATTGAAGAGGCGACTAAGAACAGAACTGCTAGAGAAGTATTAGGTAATTTAAGAAAGGTACTTGCTGTTGACTCTACTTTAATGAGTGAATCAGTAAAAGAAGCTGTTATGGATGGTAAAACTCAAATTGACGAGTTAGCTGCTAAAGTAACAGAGCTTGAAAAAGAAAATGGTTTACTTAAAGAAGCTTATAATAAGCAAACTGCTTCCTTACTTCTTGAAAATAAAACTGCTGGTTTATCTGGTAAGAAAAAAGAGTATCTTTCTAAGATCTTAGCTGATAAGTCACCTAAGTTTATTGAAGAAAATTTTGAATATACTGCTAAGTTATTTGATAAAAAAGAAAACGAAAGACTTTCTGTACTTAAAGAAGAGGCATATAAACAGCGTAAAGTTAAAGCTGATGCCCCAGTACAACAGATCTCGGAGGAGAAACAAGAGCCTATTAACCCTTACTTACAGGAATTAAAAAGGACTCATAAATAATTTCCCCCTGAACGATGAGGTGCTTGTCACCTGAGTAACTTGGGACT